AACTTTAGCCAATAAGAAACTTTATGTTTTAGGAGATACAACTAACTATCAAATATTAGCAGAACAACCATCAGGATATGCAGGTTTAAGTATTAAATCAACTACTGTTGCTCAAACTTGGAGTTGGATAGCAAATGATAATGGCAGTAATTCTGATTTATTACTTTATGGAGGTGCAGCAGCAGGAACTAAATTAACAATAGACAGTTCTGGAAACGTAGGAATTGGAACGACATCGCCTACAAATTTATTAACTATAAATGACCCTAGTGCTAATGGCAGTATTACTGACACAATACCATCTTGGTGGGGTCTTGTTATAGATAGAGCATATACAACATCTTCTACTGCAGCAATGGCTATAATTGGTGGAACTATAGCAACTGGTTCAAGTGGAAGATTACATTTAGGTAATTCTGATGATGTTGATAATACTTATATAGATGGTGGGGCAAATCAAATGCACTTTAGTGTAAGTGGCACAACTGCTCTTACAATAGATTCTTCACAGGACGCAACTTTTGCAGGAACAATACAAACCACAGGTGCAAACCTTTTTTATCTTGACAAAGGTGTTTATACAAAAGCAACAAACTCAAGTAGTGATGTAGATGCTACAAATATTTGGGGTTATGGTTTATATGAAGGTGCAGTTCAAATAGGAGAATTAAGCACTATTAGAGATGGAACTGTTACTGTAAATTTAGGAACTACTTATACAGGTGGTAATGTGGTAATTAGAACAGATAATAAAGTTACTGCTCTTACATTAGCTGCTACTACACAAAACGCAACTTTTGCAGGAGCTATTTTCCTTGATGGATTTACAAATCCTACTACTCAATATTTATCATTTAGGGATGCGTTTGTTCCAAGTGCATCAGGTGGAATAGGTTTAATGGCACTTGACCATTCTGGTTCAAGTAACGATGGATTAGCTTTATATGGACACGATGGAATGAGTTTCTATACTGCTCAAGTTGAAAGAATGCGTATTACATCAGCAGGAGATATTGAAATTCCAACTGATAGTGCAAAATTAAAATTTCGTGGTTCAGGTTCATCTGATTATTCAAGTATTTCTAGAGATGCAAGTAATGTTATTCAAATAGCAAATACAGCAGGCTCAAATATTGTGTCAATAGATAATGGTGGAAATGTTGGAATTGGAACTAGTGTACCTTATAATCTTTTACAAGTTTATCAAACTGGAAATGTAGGAAATAATTATGTAGAAGGAGCTATTCAAGTAGGTGGCACTTCAGCAGCATTAGGTGGTATGTTTAGTTATTCCGCAACTGGTTCAGGTAGATTAAATATATCTTCACTAAATAATGCAGGTGGTAATGCTGCATTAATTCATTTAGGATTTGGAGTATCCACATCAGGTAATGTTGCTAATACTGTTATGACATTAACACAAGCTGGAAAAGTTGGAATTGGTACAATGGACCCTACTGCTTTATTGTCAATGAAAGAAGCAGCTTATGTACAAGAGTGGGATTATGCAAAAGGATATTATCATCATACTACAGCAACTGGAAGTGCTGCAGGAGATTTTGATATTAGTACTGTAATAAACACACATAATTTAAGAGGATTAACTGTAGATTATTATGAATCAGGACATTATTACAATAATGGTGGTGCTTATTATTTTAGACATTCAAGAGTTTATATATTGATAGAAAGTTCAACATTGAGAGTAGGAGACGTTGAATTAATTAAAAGTACAGGAAATACACCAAGTGCTATAGTAGCTGCACCTACTGTTACTGCTTCAGGTACAAACGAAGCTACAATAGTATCAACAATATTAAGTGGATATACGCATTATCTTTCTGTAGATGTAGTTGGTAGTGGATTTGAGAGTTTTGAATCAATATCATAAAATAAAATTATTATATTTGTATAAATTAAAATATTATGGCAAACACAAACACTTATTCTTGGAATTGTAGAATTGTAGATTGTTACCCAAATTTTGAAGATTGGAGTGACGTAGTTTATAATATACATTGGACTTATACTGCTACATCTTCTACAAAAGATGAACACGATAACCCCTATACAGCTACAATTATTGGAACACAAACACAATCTACAACTGACATTACTGACTTCATACCTTTTGAAGATTTGGATAATGAAATAGTTACAGGATGGACTACTGATTCAATGGGAGAAGATAGAGTACAAGCATATCAAGATTCTTTAGATAGTCAAATTACAGACAAGATTACCCCACAATCTATCACTTTAACAGTAAAAGAGTAAAAAATATTTTACTATTTCTTGCGTATCTTTGAATATTATTAACAATTAAATTTTTATATTATGGCAACGACTGGCGTGTTTAATGGCACAAAAATGATTTTGCAAATGTCAACTGACGATGGAGTAGGATATACCACTATCGGTCATGCAACTTCTTCTTCATTTAGTTTTAGTATGGATACTCCTGAAGCAACATCAAAAGATTCAGGTGGTTATCAAGAAGTAATTGCAGGTTCTAGAAGCGGAGAAGTCTCCTTCGATGGACTCGTAGCATACGATGATTCGTGGGATGTAGACAATTTCTTAGATTATATGATTGGAAGTTCAAATGGACGTTCATATCTTTATGTATCTTGGGGAACTGCATCTACTGGTGATAAATATTATACAGCAAAATGTTATGTTTCTAGTATTGAATATAGTGGTGAAGCAGAGAATCCTGTAACGTATTCAGGTTCATTAATTATAAGTGGTTCAATAACTACTAATACTAGATAATATTTATATATTTTTTTAATTCATTTTTCTTTCTTAGATTTGAAGGAGTGAATCAAAAAAGAGGATATTATACAATAAAATTGGGGGGTGAAAACCGCACCCTCCATTTTTCTATGAATTTTTGGGTAGAATTAACAGAGCATTTAGGAATTTCTTTGCAGGAATTAGGTGAAGCATTTACCGATAAAATGGCTCTATCAGGAGTGCGAGGAATTATTTATTGTGGAATGTTAGCAAATGATAAAGAAAATAAAAAAGAAATTACTTATACAGTATATGATGTTGGAAATTGGTTAGAAGAAATATCACAAGATGATATAACCAAAATAATGAATGTCATGACAGAAACAAAAGTATTAGGAAATCAACTTAATGCTGGTATTCAAAGAGACCAAAAAAAAAATCCAATCAAGAAAAATTAACTTGGAATAGTTTACTAGATTATTATATCGGACAAATAGGAATAGCACCTGAAAAATTTTGGACTTATACCTTTAAAGAAAATTATTTATTAGCAGAATCTTTTCATATTAAAAGTAATTTATCTTGGGAACAAACAAGATACATTTCTTGTATGATTTATAATATGAATATTTCTAAAAAAAGTCAAGCAAAAAAACCTACAGATTTATTTAAATTACCACAAGATAAAAAAGGTAAAAAACATTCTCATAAGGAAATGATGGAGTTTAAAAAACAAGTAGAAAAATCTCAATCAGAAGGTAAATTTAAAGAACTGAAATAATTATTATATTTGTCTAAAATTTAATTATGGCAAATCCATTTATCATTCCTGTACGAATAGACGCAAAAGGTGTAACCAAAGGTCTTAAAAATATATCTTCTAAATTTAAAACTTTTGGCAGAAATCTTACGTTGGCTGTATCACTTCCGTTGGCAGGAATTGCAGTTGCAGCCGCAAAAATGGCATTTGGTTTTGGTGAATCTTTATTAAAAATTCAAACTCTTGTTGGAAAAACTAAGGAAGAAATAGCATCAATGAGGGGAGAGATAATAAAATTAGGAGGAGAGACTGCTCGTTCTCCTAGAGAATTGGCAGATGCAATGTTTGCTATTACATCAGCAGGACTTGAAGGAAAAGAAGCCATGGAAGCACTTTCATTTGCAGCAAAAAGTAGTGCTTCAGGATTAGGAGAAACTAAATCAATTGCTCTAGCATTAACTGGTATTATGCAATCTTACGCAGCATCAGGAATGACTGCTGAAAGAGCAACAGATATTTTAACAGCTACAGTAAGAGCAGGAAATTTAGAAGCATCAGAATTAGCACCAGTTTTAGGTAGAGTTACTGGTCTTGCCGCACAATTAGGAATTTCATTTGAAGAAGTAGGTGCTTCAATAGCAACCTTTACAAGATTAGGAGTTAATAGTGCTGAAGCTGTAACAGGGCTTCAGGGAATTATGAATGGATTAATAAAACCAACAGACCAAACAAAAGATGCTTTAAAAGCATTATTTACAGAGGCTAAAGATGGAGATGAAGCAGTAAATATGTTGAGGGCATCTATTGCTGAAGATGGGTTGGCAGCAACATTAGTAGATTTGGTTGGACAAATTGGTGATGACCAAGATGCACTTGGAGATTTAGTTCCTAATGTAAGGGCATTATCTGCTGTCTTAGGAACAGCTGGAGCACAGGGTGAAAATTATATTAAGGTAGCTAAACAAATCGCTGATTCAACTGGTTTAGCAAATAAGGTTTTTGAAGAAACTGCTCAAGATTCAACTTTTAAATTCAAACAAGCATTAAATCAATTAACAATAGTTGGAACAGACATCGGAAGTATGTTATTACCACCTCTTGTAAAAGCAGCAACTTTTGTAGGTGACTTGGTTAAAAAATTTATGTCTTTAGATGGAGTTACTAAAACTATAGTTATAGGACTTGGAATTTTAGTTGCAGCAATAGGACCATTATTAACTGCTTTAGGTTTTATTATAAGTCCTATCGGATTAATTATTACCGCTATAAGTGTACTCTCATATATTGTTTATAAGAATTTTGACGCAATAATTGGATTCACAGCTTCTGTAATAAATTCATTTATAGATTTTTATAATAGCAGTTTACAGGTAAGGATAGGGATTCAAGGACTTAAATTTGTTGCGAAATCTGTTTTTGGATTTATTAAAATGCAGGCAAAAAATGTAGTTACAGTTTTTACAAGTATTGGAAAAATTATAAAATTAGTTTTTGAAAGAAGATTTAGTGAAGTAGGGGATATTGTAAAAGAAGCATTTAATGCTGTAAAAGAAGATGGAAAAGAATTTGGAGAGGAACTTTCAGAAAATTTTAATGAGGGAGTTCAAAATGTTTTAGCAGGACAATTAGAACATGTTACAAAAGAAGGAATTAAAGAAGGATTAACAAATGCTTTAAATGGTGCAAAAGGATTTATTAAAGGAGTTGGAAAAGATATAAGTAATTTGGTTGGTGTAGGAGCAACTGGAGGAGTAACCACAGAAACTGACACAGAACCTGTGGGGGATTCAAATGAGAAATTAGAAGAAGATTTAGGGAAGAAAGGTAAAATCATTGATAAGGCAAATGAGAAATTTAAAATGTCAAAAGATACTATGGAAAAATTAGTTTCTGATTTAAGTGCTACAATGGGAGAGGGGATTGCTGGTGCTATTGCTGGAATGGCAGAAGCAGTTGGTTCTGGTGCAAATTTAATGTTATCTTTTCTTGGGATGTTAGGTGATTTTATGGTAAAGATTGGAACAATGTTAATATCTTTTGGAGTTGCTCAACTTGCTTTTTTAGAATCATTAAAACAAATGAATCCATGGCTTGTTATTGCTGCAGGTGCAGCACTTGTTGTAGCTGGAACTCTTGTTAAAATGACTATGAAAAAACAATCTAAAAAAGGTGGTGGTGTTACTCCTTTTGCAGAAGGTGGAATTGTTACAGGACCAACTCTTGGTCTTGTAGGTGAAGCTGGTGCCGAAGCGATAATTCCATTAGATAGATTAGGTTCTATTATGGGAAATCAAAAAGGAGAATTTGTATTAAGAGGAACAGATTTAATTTTAGCAATGGATAGAGCAAAGAATTTTCAATCAAGAATAACAGGATAATGATATGGCTTACGGACTTAGATTTCAAGATGATTTTTTTGATGTAGATGAACATAAATGGCAATTAAAAATCTTTAAAAGAGATTACACAGAAAGCGTTGAAGAAAATACATTAACATTAGGACCAAATGCAGCACAGGTTTCATGGGAACAAGATGGAGATGATTTTTTTGCTCCTATAATCGGAAGTTCATGTCAGATTCAAATGTATGTAACTGAAGATTCAGGAGGTACTTTTTGGCAGGATGAAGACACAAATTGGGAAGCTGCGAATTTTACTTGGGAAGAAACAAATTTTGATTTTGTAAATCCAATAGATGATAGAGAGTATAAAATTGAATTATTATATGCTAGTTCTTATGATGGAGGTTCTTATACTTATGTATCTTATTGGACTGGATTTATTATTCAAGACCAATATAGATTACCATTAACTCCATTTCCTTTTTTAGTAGAATTTTATGCTAGTGATTTAATTGGAACACTTAAAGGATATACTTATGCAGGAACAACTGAAAGACCAAATTGTATGGAAGTCGTTAAAGAATGCTTAAAAAATATAAATGAACAAAATGCAAGCGGAGATTCTGCTGCATCTTTACAATTTGATTATCAAACTTTATGTAGAATAAAACCAAATTCATCAGTTTTAAATGGAGACCCTTTTTTACAAACTTATATCAGAAGTAAAGCTTCTATGTTTGATGAAAATGATATAGCCATAGATTGTAAAACAATATTAGAATCTATTTTACAAATGTTTAATTGTAGAATATTTCAAAGGAAAGGAAAATGGGTTATTATTTCTAACGATGCTATGGCTTTAAGTGCGTATTCAGGAACAGGAAAAGTATTTGTGGATTATGATTATAATAATGTTGCAGCTTCTACAGGAACAACTGCAGTTGCAACTCCAACAAAAAATGTTAATAGTTCTCAAACAAATGATACCATTCAACCATTAGATAATAATCTAGTTAAAATTCTTAAAAGACCATGTGTAACTAATAGAGCAAACATCAGAGTAAAGGATATGTTGTTAAATGAAATTACAAATGGAAATTTTGAATCAGTTACTTCTTATTCAGGTAGCACTCCTAGTTGGGGAAAAAATATTAATAATTGGACTTTAACTTCAGGTGCTTCTACAAGTGCTACAGAGTATGCAGTAAATTCAACTGCTGGAAATTATAGTACATGGCCTGTAATTATTTATGGAATAGAACCTGCAGGAGGATTGTATTCATGTATAACAATAGGAAATGAAACTTCAGCATTTAATACTTTAATTTTAAAAAATACTACAGGTAGTATAGATTTTATAACTGGAGGAATAACATTAAAATTTTCAACGTATGCTTATGACCCTGACCAATCAGCTTCTACGTTATTAAATTATTCTATACGATATAAAATAAAAGTTGGATTATATTATTGGAATGCTTCAGGTAATGCTTGGACGTTAACTTCAGACGATGGAGAAAATACCATTACAGGAGGCGTAGCACAAGAGTGGATTGAAAATGTAGTTAATTTACCGCAACCAAATTCTGTAGGTGATGTAGAATTAGAATTTTATAGAAGCGAAGAAAGTGGATATGAGAATGCAGATTTTAGAATGTATTTTGATAACGTCATTATTCTTCCAAGAACAGATTCAGAATATTTTTCTACAAAAGTTACAGTTACTAAATCTGAATATATGGATAATAGCGGAGTAATAAAAACCTTAGATAATAGGTTTGGTCAATTAAGCGATATAATTTATTCAAATACTTTAGTTGATAGTTCAGGGGATGCTATTACTTCATATGATTATTTTGAAAATGATATTCTACAAAGTTCATGGAATTTAGAAACCATGATGAATACTTTACGTTTGAATGATTTGGCTTTGGCTAATGATAGATTTGAAGGAACATTTAGAAAGGTAAATACAACTGCAATAAATCCAGTTGATGAAACTAGGGTAAATGCTTTAGAGCCGATTGATATGCTTACAAAACCTAAGATGAATTTTAGTAGCATTGAAGGAATGGATAACGAATTGGCTATTGATAAATTAACATTTAATGTAACTAAAAATAGATACCAATTAATTACGCATACTCCTAAAAATATTCCTGATGAAACTCCAATAAATACAAATACTGAAATAAATTGGAATAGAAACTTTTATGACAATAAACCTGATGAAAAATAAAAGAAGCGATTTAAGGCATTAATTTATCTAACTGATAGAAATCCTTAATGGTATAAAGAAAATCTCTTAGAGGCTCTGTAATATCCTTATACGAGCCATCAAAGTAATATAATACTACGGTTAAATCTTTTAATGTTACTGTTTTATTGGCTGGTACGTTATGCTCACAAAAAATTATCATTGAAACAGATTCTTCTGATTTCTTATTCCAAGCATCTGCAATTCTTTCTAACGCTAATTTTTTTCCTAATTCATTTGCTACTTCTTCTAATTTTATTTCAAATAAAAAAAGGAATTTATTATCAAATTCCAATACAGCATCAATGTCGGTAGGAGAAGCGTTACCTTTTCCTATTCCTTCGTAATCAAAAAGTTGCTTTAATCTATCTTTATATTTTATCATTCCCATCTTCAAATTTTTTTAAGCTGTTATCTTCTATTTTTAAAAATTGATTTATTAATTCAAGTTGCTCAATATAAATATCTATAATTTTTCTTCTATGTTTTAAATCGTGGTTGTTATGTGAGCAAGAATCTAAAAATCTTTTAATTAGATATTCTGAGATTTCCATAATTTAACTTGTTTCTTTAATTTCTTTTTTTCGTTTAACAATCTTTTTTCTTTTGTAATAATATTCTTGGCTCTTTTTTCCAACCAATAATCCATATTATCTGTAATCTCTTTTAAAGGAATTGATAAAATAATACTTTTTAATTGTTTAGATAAATCTTCTTTTGTGTATCCTTGAAAACAAGCATAAGGACCATCAACATATAAACAATCTATTTTTTTTAATTCTATTATTGTATTTTTATCTTTCCATTTATTATAATCCATAATTAAAATCCAAATCTAGTTACTAGTGCAAACCAAGTTACTATAGTTAATAAAATTAAAAACAATACTGATTCAATAATTTCTTTTATTTTCATAACTTATTTATTTTTGTTTACAAAAATTACATACTCCATTTTTTCTAATTACAATTCTATAACAATCTTTGCGGTTGCATAGATTTACATCTACAAATTTTTTCATTAAAAATTTAATTATTTTTTTCATTTTATTTAATGTCCGTAATAAGAATTTGTCTGTGCAAGTGGTTTGCCATCCCAAAATCTTGCACCTGAATAACTATTTAAATTTACATAATCTCCTTGAAGTTTTCTACGAAATGGTTTACCTTCTTTAGCAGGATATGGAACAACCATATCTTGATAAGAAGAATCTTGTTTGTCAGTTAATTGACTTTCTATCGGTACTAGTTCAATCATTGTTTTACCAGCAAATCTTTTTACTTTGTAAAAATCTATATTTATTTGGTCATATCCCCATGAACTATAAAGAATATCACCAATTTCTAATTGTTTATTTATTTTCATTTTATATATAAGTTCTATAATGTGCAATTTGATTTTCAATAGCTTCATCCCTTGTTTTTTTTACATCTTCATTTATAACATAAGTAACATCTGCCTCATCCTTTAATATTACATCTCCTTTATCTTCAGTAGCATATCCAACCATAACAGTTTTGTCAATTGTTATTTTATCATTATCATCAGGTTGTAAATAACCATCACCAGGCTCTCCTTTTTCATATTCATAATATGTTCTGAATATAAAAATATCATTTTTAAAATCTATTACGTGTTTCCATGAATTATTATACATCGTTCTTATTTTTATTGTTATATGCTTCTTTATATATATCTCCAAAACTTTGGAACAAAATATCTAATTGAGATTCCTCTTTAATTAAACCTTTTTTTTCAAGATGCTTATAGGCATCTGAATATTTTATTATTTCACTAATATGTTTCATATAATTTTTCTAATTTATCACTAGCTTCATCATAAGAATCTAAAAAATATTCTTCTCCATCATTCATATTTGTCACCAAATAATCAACGCTTTGTCCAAATGCTGATGCAATGCTAATTCCATTTTCTAATGCGATATAAACATAACCGCTATTCTCATTAAATCCTACTTCCATAATATCTTCTCGTACAGCATTTTTATAATATGCTTTCCAAACTTTTGCCAGTCCCTTAGCTTCTAAGTACGCTGGATTATCTAAATTATATGTCTCCATCTAATTTAATATTTATTAACCCAACCAAATTCTACTTCTAAATCTTTCCAAGAAACTTGTTTGTAATCCTCATTATATTCATCTTTTAATGAAACAAATTCTCTATACATACCATGTACTTTATATTCCAATCCAGTTAAATCTGATACAACCAATGTATCAAAATCTAAAGAATCCCAATTTACTTTTTTATTTGTTTTTAAATTTTTCACTTTATCTACTTTTAAATTGTTTAACATAATATAAAGGTATATATAAAATTTTATATATCCTATTAAAACATATAATTTTTTTTATATTACTTTTTATTGAAATATTTGGTAGGAGTAATGATTTTATTTTCAATGAGCATTTCAAGAATTTCTAACCAATCATTTTTTTCCATTATTACATATTCGCTATCGTTGGGTTTTTTATGATAGATTAATTTGTACTTAGGCATATTGGGTTTCATCTGTTTTAGAATCTTATGATAGCTTGGATTGTTGGCTGTAGCTTTACATTGTATAACAAAAGGGTCTGTATTCACTAAATCTATTTTAGCGTCATCAATCGCTTTGCTTGCATACCTAGATGTTTCGCAATATATCCAACCCATTTGTCTAAATTCCAACCTTACTTTCCTCTCGTAATTGTGTCCTTTTCTTCTTGAAGTTATCCCTGACATATAGTAAAGATAATATTCCTATTAAAACAATCGTTATTATTTTAACTATTTTTTTTCTCATGCTCTCGTTCTTTGAACAAAGCCAAACCGAGATAACAATAATTGATAACATCAGCAAACCGAGATTCGATTGGCTCTGATTTTTTTAAATTCGCATTTTTAACATGTGCAAAAATTGATTGAAGTTGTTTATCAAAGAAAATCCCCCAACATTTAAGAGCAGATATTTCCAACCTTTCTGCAGAAGTTTTAAAGTTGTTTAATACATCTATATTTTCATTGGTATATTCAGGTCTTTTGCCTTCCATAATCTCATGAGACAATTGCGACAATTCTTTTATAATTTTTTCAAATTCTTCTTGCGTCATTTTTTAAAATTTTATCTTCATAATAAAATGCTCTATTATCTGATGGTATTAAGAATTTATTGTAATTTTCATCATTCAAAAGCATATATATAGCTTCATGCTCGGTTAAAGAATGTGTTTCGTAACCACAATCTGGGTTTTCACCAAAACATTTGTTTTGATTGCTCTCACAATCTGGGTTTTCACACTTCCAACTAAATGATTGCAAAAATTCTATAACATTTCCACCTTTACCTGATGCAAAACATTTAAAAATTTGTTTAGATGGCGACACAAAAAACGATGGTATTTTTTCTTTTACAAATGGACTTAATCCTTTTAAATTACTACTTGTTTTTTGTAATTTCACAAAATTTTTTACAACATCTACTATGTTTATTTTTTTTAATACTTGTCTTTTTTTTCTTCTATTCATGTTAAATAACTTTTTTTATTAATATACACTTTTTAAAATATCATATTTTATTTCATCCAACTCTTTAATTTTACTTAGATAGATAAGTTGTTCATTTTTAGCTTTTTGTCTTTCTTCATCTGTAGAATCAATGCCTAAATTTGCTTCAATAATTGCCATCTTTTCCATTAACGAATCTATTCTAGAACGTATGTTTTGATTGCTTTCATAAGTACCATAATAAATTCTTTGTTCGTGTTTGCTTAATTCATCTATTGTCATAATACTATTATACCACTTTTATTTTTATCCTCCCAATGACAACCCTTTATAGTACCTGTTTCAAAAAATGTTTTGTATTGTTGAAAAGCAAGTTTCCATGCCTTTCTTCCTCTGTCAATTAATTCTTCGGTCATAGAATAAACCTCTATATTATAAGGTGCTTTATTTTCTACGACAATAAATTTAAATTCTTCAGCTTGATAACCAAGCATATCGCAATAGAATACAGCTTGAAGATGATAGCAAAAATTATAAATATCTCTACGAAAAGAAAAGGGCGTAGAATTTTGAGTTGTTTTAATATCAATAATGTATTTATTTTTTTTCAATCCATCAGGTCGAATCTTAATTGGTACACCTTCATGTTCTCCATAATAAGATTGTTCAACTTCAGTTAAATCTTTTATAAGTTTTTTGGCTACTGGTTTTTCTTCGAGCACTTCCATAATTCGTTCTATTGCATTATGTTCTTTTGGAGTAATTATAATTTTGTTCTGATTTTTTTTATAGAATATATCTCTTTCCTCACGACCAGCTTTTGTTCTTAAATTTAAATGAGGCGTAATAACTATTTCTTCAGCCGTATCTCCTAACATTATAGAATGAACTGCAGAACCAAAATTCATTGCAATGGTTGATGTTTTAAAACCCTGATTTAAATAATGAAAGACAGATTGATTAAAAATAACTTTTAATCCTGAAGCACTTATTCCTGTAGCTGAATGATATTTTTTATTTGTATCTATTTTTTTTTTCATCTAACTTATCAAAAAATACTACATCCTCTACATCATTAATCATTTCCATCATACCATTATAAACATCATCTATTTCTTTTAATGTCCTTGAAAATTCGTTAAAGTTTTTAAATTGTGTAATTCCATGTAAGGATACGTTATTAGGTTGAGTGTTTTTTGTATTTATAGGTTCTGTCCAAATTCTTAAATCACTTAAATTTTGTCTATATTTCTTAAGCTTGTGTGCTAAATATTTCACAAATTTTTTTTCAGTTGTATTCATAATTTTTAATTTAATTTTAAAAAAAAGGCACTATTAATGTATAGCTTCCAAACGAACAAATAAAGTCCATACAAATCAAGTGCCAATCCCGTAGATAAAATGTTTATTTAGAAGGGTAATTTTTTTGTTTCTGTAGGTTCTTTTTCGTTTTGTATTTTACTGGTATCCCACCATGAAACCATTACATTTTTTCCATATTCATCAACCTCTGCTTTTTTTGTTACTCTTAACTTAATATATTTTGTATCCATATATTCTTCTATTACATGAGGATGCTCATTTACCTTATTTAAATTTAAAGTAATATTAAAAAATTCACCATAAGGACCAGTAGCAGTTTTGCCATGTCCAAGATAAATTGTGTTTGATTCTTGATTTACTTGTGCCATAATTATTTGTTTATTTAATTTAATCTTTAGAAATTTTTTCTCCACTTACACACCAATAACCAAATTCGTATGCTGTATCTATAATATCATTTTTAGATACATTTGTAATGTTATTTAACTTATAAAAATCTATTGCTGCCTTTAAAGATGATTGTCTTATTATTTGATTTTGTCTATCGTCTATCATAATTGTATTACCATTGATTTTAAAAATCCAGCTTTAACCATTCTTTCCAATTCTTCATATTTAATAGAGCCAGGATTTTCAAATTTATTATATAAAGACATAGGAGTAATTTGAATCTTTTTTGCTAAACGTGCTTTTGTCCACAATTTGTCATCTTTTTTTAACTCACTAAGTCTGTTATTGAGTAATTTTTTATTTAACATTTCAACGTAAATATAAAAAAAATTATTGAATATAAAAAATTCTTTAGGTTTATTTTTAAATTAGAAATATATTTTATAAATTATGAAGGTATAATAAATCATCCTTTTTATAATTTATATTATTTATAATTTAATTATTATACTTTATTTTTTTTTTATAAAAAAAAAAGACTTATAAATAATATACTTTATAAGTAATATAATATTTAAAAAATAATCAAAATATGTTAGAAAAAAAAGAAAAAGTATTAAAAGAATCTAAAGTATCATTAAATGTAGAAACTTTATTAAAAGAATTTGAAAGTTGTGATGATACGATTAAGTGGTTAACATCAGTAGAGAATAGAGGAAAATATCAAAGAGATGTAGATAAAGCATTTTTTAAAGTTGTTCAGCATTATTTTAATGCTTTAAGTAAATATGTGATTTTATTAAATGCTAATAAAATGTATCATCTAGTAACTTATAATCGAAGAATAAAAATGCATGAAAATAAAGTTGAAGAAATGTTAAATGAAATAAAAAAATTGATAGAAGATTATGGGAATTAAAGTAAAAGATTTTGATGATATTTTAGCGAAAGATTATAATGAAGACGCTTGCAAAGAAGTTTCGGTACATGATGTAATGGATAAAATTAAAGATTATTTTATTGAAGGTTATCCTCTAGGGGAAAGTAGTCATATAAAAAAATTAGATAATAATTTTAAATGGAGGAAGGGGTTTCTATATGCCTTCAGTGGTTATCCTCAAAGTGGTAAAAGTGAGATATTAAATTATCTGATGGTATTAAGAGCATTTCATTATGGAGATAAAATTTTAATGTATTCACCTGAAGCCAATACTAAGGAATTAATAATGGATTTATGTAGAGCATATCTAGGAAAAAATGTTAATCCTTCATTTCCTGAAGTTTGCACAGAAAAAGAATTTGATGAATCATTGAATTTTATAGCTGAACATTTTATGTTTTTAGAAAATAATAATGATATGCCTACCATTAATGTCTTAATTGATAAGTTTGAAAAATATAATAAGAAAGGTTATAGCGGTTTTGTTATTGACCCACTTAATTGGGTAGTAGAAAGTAATGCAGGAGAACGGAATTTATATCAATACCTAAAATTAACCTTAACGATTTTAAAGCAGTTTGCGAAGAGTTCTAATAGTTTGATGATATACGTTGAACATCCAAAAACTCCTGCTCCAGTGCGTGGTAAAATCCCTAGAGCGACAGCCTTTAGTCTTGCAGGCGGAACTATGCACTTCAATAAGACAGATTGCATGGTAATCATGCACAGATTAACAGATGATGAAATAGAAAACAAAGTTAAGAGTGGACAAATTTTACAACATTTGCTTTCAAATCAAGAAAAACATATTAGATTTGTGGAGTTTGAAACTGTTAAAATGAAATCACAAAGATTAAATGGTATCTTAGGAAGTTGCATAATAGAATATGATATTAAAACAGGCAGATATAAATAAATAAATATGAAACAAGAACAAGCATTACAAATAATAGTACAGGTTTGTGAAAAAGCAAACAAGTCAGGAATATTTACTCTAGGCGAATCACATTTGGTATTAAAAGCTTTAGAGCATTTTGGAATTAAACCACCGCAAGTTGAAAATATAGATGAAGATGCAAAAGTGGTTGAGGAGACAAAAGACAAAAAATGAAATAAAATATAATTTTCTTTGTCAAAGTAAAATTCATAAAATAATTCAACATATAGGCACTACAGACAATCCATGTAGAACAACTAAATCACATTGGACATTTTTTAAAAAATCTTTAAATAAAGAGATTTCTTTTAGCATAAATCAATCTACAAAATTTTATGAATTTGATTATGATTTAAAATTAATTCAAAAAAATGGGTTAAATAAATACGAATACAGAAAAAAAATTATTACAAGACAACATTTTGTTATACTTTTAGGATGTGATACCTAATGGAAAAAAAAAGATACTAAACAAAATAAAAAATTTTGTAATCATCTATAAAAAAAAAGCAAAAAAAAATTCTTATCGTAAAGGAGATGATGTGAGATGCTATAAAATGATTTTTGCTATTGCAGAAATGTTTCCTGTAGATGAAAATTACGAAAGAGATTTACCAAAAGAAGCTGAAAAATATCTCAAAGAATTATGGTATTTATATTTTTTTTTTAAGCATAATATTGCAGGAGAAAAAATAAAATATAGTAGTATTGTAAACAAATATTGTTAAGCATGAGAAAAAAAGTTAATATAAAAAAAATAAAATCCAATAATAATAATCCGAGAACAATACATAAAGATAAATTTAATAAACTTGTCAAATCTTTAAAAGAGTTTCCTGAAATGTTAGAAAAAAGACCATTAATCGTTGATGAAAACATGATGGTTCTAGGAGGCAATATGAGATTAAAAGCATTAGAAGAAGCAGGAGTTACACAAATTCCTATTGATGTTGCAGAAGGATGGACTGAAAAACAAAAACAGGAATTTATAATAAAAGACAATGTAGGATTTGGAGCATGGGATTGGGAGATTTTAGCTAACGAATGGGAAAATGATAAATTAAATGAATGGGGTCTTGATTTTTTATTTGATAAAGATATTAATTTAGATAATTTTTTTGAAGATAAAGAAGAAGAACTTGATAAAAAAAATAAAATAATATTAGAATACTCAGAAGAAGAATATAATAAAATTATAGATAAATTAAATTCAATAAAAGGGAGCAAAGAAAAAATAATTTATGATTTATTATTTATATGAAAATATACTTAGCTGGAGGAATTACAGGTAACTTAATATCATTTTGGAAAGATGTAATGAAAATATATTTAAGTGGCACATATTCTAGACCTTATATTATTAAAGAAGCGATGAAAATATATTTAGCAGGAGGAAATACAGGTTATAAATGGGCAGATGATTATGATTTAGAAATTATAAAACATAAACCTTATATTTTAGAAAGTTATTTTTATATTAAAGATAATTATAAGTGGTTAATGAAAATGAAGCCATTTTTTAAAGATTTTATGTTAGATAGTGGTGCATTTAGTTTTTTTGGAAAAAAAAACATTGAAATGGATTGGATAAAATATACTGAAGAATATTGTGATTTTATTAATAAATATAATATTGATAATTTTATAGAATTAGATATTGAAAAACTTACCTCTATGGAGTTGGTAGAAGAATTAAGAGAAATAATAATAAAAAAAACAAAGAAAAAACCAATTCCAGTTTGGCGACCTTCTAGGGGAATTGATTATTGGTATAAAATGATTAAAGAATATGATTATGTATCAATTTCAGCAAGCGGAATGTTTGATAGTGGGTGGGCAAGAAAAAAGGGTGCAGAAAATATACTTTATAAATTAATAAAAGAAGCCAAAAAAGAAAATTGTAAAGTTCATGGTTTAGGATATACTAATTTAAAATCATTACATCAAGTTCCTTTTTATTCTGTTGATAGCACAGCGTGGTTGTATGGAAATAGAGGAGGATATTTATATCATTTTAATGGAGAAACTATTAAACAAATTCAATTAAAAAATAAAAAATTAATTGGAAGACCTGCAGCTGTACATAATTTTAATGAATGGATAAAATTTCAAAAATATGTTGACTTATACTATTGATAAAGGAAAAGAATTTGGTTATTGGAATGATGATGTTAGTAAATATCTTTATCATGATTCATTAATAGAAATTAAATATTTCTTAAAAAAAAATAATATTAATATTAATTGTTCTATTGGAGATTTTGGAGGAGGTAATGGTATATTAAAAAATTATTTTCAAAATTTAACTACTATTGATAGTGATGTAAATAAAAATCCTGATATATTAGATAATATTTTAACTCATAAAAACTATTATGATTTAGTAATATTAAGATATGTTCTTCATTATTTAAATGATTATGAAGTTATAAAATTATTTAAAAATATAAATGCAAAAAATATTTTAATTATTCAATTTATAAATAAAGATTTAAGAAGCAAGTATCTTAATAGTAAAAATGAATTAAAATATTTTAGAAATGAACAACATTTAATGCAATTAATACCAATTAAAAATAAAAAAATTTATTCAAAAGAATATTTAGTTACCAAAGAATATTATATAAATAGAATTGGAATAGGTAAATATATTAAACATAAAGAAATCTTAAATGCTTACTATATATGATTATTGAAAAGAAATATTATTTTTATGCAGGACACAGAAATAAAAATGCAGGAGAAAAATGCGGAAGATTACATGGACATACTTATGATGTAACCTGTTATTTTGAATTTGATTTTATAGATAAAAAAACAGGAGTGACTTTTTTATTTTCAGACATAGATGAACTCGTAGAACCAATCATTAAATATTATGACCATCATTTTTTATTATTCGAAAAAGATGAGATGTGTAAAGTATTTGATAAATGTAATGAGCCATATAGAAAATTACCTTTTGAAACTTCAGCTGAAAATATGGCTATATATTTATTCAATAGAATTAAAGTAGAAACAAAGTTAAATATTGTTAAAATTGAATTTCAAGAAACAAAATCAAGCAAAGTAATTTATGAATCAAAAAGAAAAAAAATTAGCAGTAAGTGAGATTTTTTATAGCATCCAAGGAGAAGGAAAAACTATGGGTTATCCTTCGGTCTTTTTAAGATTAGGAGGATGTAATTTAATGTGTGGCGGAATGGGAACTCAACATGATAAGGAGTTACATAACGATGCTGAATGGAGATGTGATACGATAGAGGTTTGGATGAAAAGTCAAAGCATAAAAATACATGACATTTTAGAAAAAAAATATATTGAAGAATTAAATCATGGAGCACATCTTATTATTACTGGAGGTGAACCATTAATGCAACAAAAAAATCTAATTCCATTTTTAGAATATATAAAAAAATTAACTAATTGTTATATTGAAATAGAAACTAATGGAACAATAATTCCAAATAAAAAATTATTAAATGTAGTTGATTTATTTAACTGCTCACCCAAAACAGCAAATAGTGGAAACGATTATGAAATGCGATTTAATTCAAACGCTTTAAATGTTATTAATTTAGATGCAAAGGATTCTATTTTTAAATTTGTAATTAGTAATGATAGTGATTATCAAGAAATTATTAAAGATTATGGTAGCTGTATAAAAAGAAATAAAGTTTGGTTAATGCCAGCAGGAGAAAATCAAATCCTATTAAATAAAAATAAAAAGATAGTTGCAGATATATGTAAAGAGAATAACGTAAAATTTACAACTCGTTTACATATAGAAATATGGAATAAAAAAACAGGCGTATGACTTATGTAAAAATACAATGGTCTCAAATATTTGATTTATGTGATGAGATAAAAGAAAAATTTCCTAATAAAAAATTTTGGGGAGTTCCAAGAGGCGGTCAAGTGATTGCAGGTATATTAGGAAATGCTGTAGATACTATTGAAGAATGTGATATTATTGTAGATGATATAATAGATTCAGGAAGAACAAAAGAAAAATATAAAGATTATAAACAACCTTTTATTCCTTTGTTTGATTTACGAAAAATAGAAACTAATGACTGGTTAATATTTCCATGGGAGAAAACACAAGTTGATTTAGAAGATAATGTGGTTAGATTATTAGAATATTTTGGAGAAGATGTAACTAGAGATGGATTAAAAGAAACACCAAAAAGATATTTAAATTTCTTTAAAGAATTTTTAAATCCACCAAAATGGAACTTTACAACTTTTGATGGTGAAGGATACGATGAAATGATAGTTCAAACAAATATTCCTTTTTACTCTTTATGTGAACATCATATAGCACCATTCTTTGGTCATGGACATATCGCTTATATTCCAAATAAAAAGATAGTTGGATTGAGTAAACTTGCAAGAACATTAGATACCTTTTCAAGAAGATTACAAAATCAGGAAAGAATAACAACACAGGTAGCTGAATATTTACAAGATAAATTAAATCCTGTTGGAGTAGCTGTGGTATTATCTGCCAAACATTTATGTATGGAAATGCGTGGAGTTAAAAAACATAATA